TTTCTCTCTTCCCTTGCCGCTTTTAGCGCACCAGATGTATCCATCATCTGAATAAGCTTTCCCATTTTGTCTTCGGACAGTTTATATTTCTGGGCGATATCAAGGACATCACTCAATTCTATGTCGGTATCCTTGGTCTTCATGAGGTTGATCATGTCGTTACCGGCGGCCTTATACTGTAGGCCCTCTACCATATCGACAAAGGCATTAGTTGACGCTCGGAGTCTTCCCCCTGCGGTATTTCCTCCAGTGAGACTATCCAATGATCCCATTAGCGGCTCCTTAGATCATGGCGATGGTGCCGAGTAATCCCGATAATCCAGTTGCACTACCCAAACTTGACAGGCCCGATGTTGCAGAACCGAGCGACCCCAAGGAAGTCAGCATGTCCAGTAACCCGGTATTGGATGTGTCGGCATCCTTGGTCGTGGTGGTTGCCAATCCATATCTGCGGTCTTCATTCTGGTTTGCCAGTTCGGAAATGAGGTCATAGAGTTTTAGTTTCGCGGTATAGGGATTATTGTCTTTGGCCTCGGCGTAGGTGGCGGTTGGAAGAGTTGACTTACTACTCAGTATGTTCCCCGCCAAAGTAGAAAGAAGTTCAGCGTTTTCTCTGTCCTGTTTTGAGGTAAAGCTCACGGGAGAGGAACCCTCCATACCGAATGAAATCTTATTTTCATCACTATTCAAGCCACTTATGAGATTATTAAGTGTGCTTTGATATTGAGTGTTGGAAGATCCTATCGATTTGGAATAATCAGAGAACGCACTGTCGAGGTACGAAGATTGCCCTGACAGGTCTCCACTAAGATTTCCATAGGAAGACATGAAGTCATTCCATATCTTTGTGGTGTCGGTATCTCTCGGAAGAACGGACCTGGCCGCAGTGGTGGTTTGGGTCTGACCCCCTCCACCCAGAACGTCACTTACACCATTGACCGCACCCTTGATTACGTCTACGGGATTATACCAAGACATCTCTCGCTCCTTACATCATGCTCTGAAGCAGTTGCGCCATGATCTTGTACGGCGTTGAATTGTCGGTGGACGATGAATACTGCCCGAGACCGGCTGCGTTGGTGAGTAGATTATTGTACCCGGTAGTTAGAGCCGATGCTTTGTCTCCCGCCAATGAGGTCTGATTACTCAGTAGGTTGTTCGACAGGCCCGATATGGTATTACTCATGGTGTCGCTTGCCACAGAGGAGTTGAGCATGTTCTTTCCGGCTAGGCTGTTGATTACCTGCTGTATGGCTGGCGTGATGGTGTTCTTCGTGAGCGCTCCGAGGCCCGAAGAGGCGTTGTCGTATGCGCTGTTCACGTTGCCCGAATATCCACCGAGAAGTTTCTGGAGTAGGGGAATCACCGTATCGGTATTAAATCCCTGGTATGCCGAACCAAGCCCACTGTAACTCTGAGGCCCCACGTTGGTCGGAATGTTGAGTGCGTTTATCGCCATTGCTCCGCTCCTTACCTATACTGTTGCGCGAGAAGTTCTTGACGTTTGGTAATACATTGTACTACCATGTGGGTATGGTGCTCCCTTGTAATACGCTCAGACACCTTCTGCCCGTGCTTCTCATGGGTTTAATATCGTTACCGGCTATGGTTGGATGTACCTCCGAGGATACAGTTAACCCCGAGTCCATGCTGAGCAGGGCTACTGATTGGCAGGAACGCGAGGAAGCATCCTATTCTGGAACCTTAGACCTTGACATCTCAGAAATTGCCAAGATAACCCATGACCTGGCGGGAGAATTTTCTTTCAGATCAGACGCGGAGCAATTCGGAGTCGAGGACTATTGGCAAACCAGCGAAGAAATAAGCGAGTCTATGGCGGGTGATTGCGAGGATTGGTCAATCATCGTTTACACCGCACTGAGCGAAATAGGATATGATCAGGACTTTCTCGGCATTGTAATTTTTACCGAGGGCAATGGATACCACCTAGTCCCGGCACTATTCCCTAATGGAAGACGGGACATATCAACCATGATGGTAATACATCAGGACGGGTCCATTTATGAGGATATATCCTGCTACGAAACTCTAACCTATGGATTCGACTATCGTGACTTCTGGACCTATTGAGGTTCCAATCTAGTTCTTTTTCAGGAAAAAGGCGTATATCTGATTGGTGGTTATCGAGTAACTTCCAGAAGCCGTCAATGTACTATTAAGAACCAATGTTCCATCATGCGTTATCCTACACACACCGCTAATGGTAAGTACCCCTGATGTCTCAATGATGGGCGATACCTGGATATTGCCATGGTCATGCACCCATACCGCCGTAGCGCCACCTGATCCTGTATGATCGAGTTTTAAGGAAAACGTCTCTCCGTCTGTAGTGCTTCCAACCTGAGCAAAAGCACTTACGAAAATTCTATCTCCATTTTTCACTGTCATACTGGAAAGTGATGTCATGGCACTTGTTCCTGTTGCGCTGGCCTCGTCCGTCATATTGAGTTCTGCGCCATGGACAATCTTGTCTGCGTCATATTTAACAAGGGTGTTGGCCGTGGGGGTTGATGTTGCCGCTCCAATCGTTGTTTCAATCACCGTCAAGTCTGATCGCAGGGTCCCGGTTGATGTTTCCAGTGCAATAATATCGCTTACCGCCGTACCCATGGTGGTTTCAAGTGCTGCAACGTCATAGTCGAGGCTCGTCGTGACCGCCGAACTATCCTTGCCCACCTTTGCTTCCAGGGCCTCTATAGCGTCCTGAAGGTTGTTCCATCCCGCGCTGGTGATTGTGTCGGCAGAGGTTTTGTCTGTGTAAGTATCGAGGTTGGAAGGAAAGTTTGTCGCAGCATAGACCAAGATTGGCAGCAGGATGATGGTAATGAGCACGGATAATCTTTTCACGTTATACCTCCATGGGGAGCGTCTTGAAGTAGATCGCCCCGATGTCTACTGGCTTCGTAATGACAAAACTGCTTAGTTCCACCTGTAACGATTTACAGTCGAACCTAAGCCGATCCGAGATCCTAGCGGTCTGTGCGGTTAAAGCCTTGGTAACAAGTGCAGTTGCGCTCCCATTTCGGTATAGCTTCATGTTAAGAGAGGCGGCGGCATCGCTGTTGAGTGAGGCGTAGTACCCTTTGACCTGCGTACCTCCGAATGGCGTCTCCACCACGCAGGACTTAACCATGTAGGATGGTTGCGCCCCCTCATCTAGAACATCATTGTCTATGGCGTACAGATTTCCGTCCGTACATCCCACATAGAAGGTGTCGATGCTGAACCCGAAAGCGGAAGGAGTAAGGCCATTGAACAGGTATTCCGTCCAGGGGTATCGTATGGCATTATTTACCTTGATGGGGTTTCGCGTGTGCGCTACAAGCACCCGGTTGTACCCGGAAAGCTTAACCCAATACTGACCGCCGATAGGATTGAATGCCGCGAAGGCATCCCCGTCATAATATGCCTGAATGATGGATGCCACGGGGTTACCCGGCTCATTCGTGCGAATGTCGCCATACTCCTGAACGCCCCTAACCGAGTAACTGTTGGTCTCATTCGTTATCCAGATATCATTCCCGGTTGATGCCGTAACCAGAGGTGCGCCGGAAATAGTCTGCAATAATACTTCCTGCGCGAAAGCAGATGGTGTTGCCCCGGTGATCTTTGATATATACGGCGCTTCCTTTCTTCCAATGAGGTAGAGATCCCCATAAAGAGGAACTATCGTACCTATCGGGAAATTTTTGGCATTATCATCCACGCTTCCGACATAACCCGCCCCACCGCTTGTCGAGTAATCAAAGATCGAGTTCGCATTGGTGTACCTGGCCCACCCTGGATTCTGCGGGTCGAGAAACCAAAGCCGGTTTTGCCATGCGGCCCCAAAGGTGGCCTTCGGTGGTTTACCCGGCTGAACTGCTATAAGGGGAGTCTGCGTCGCTACGGTGTGCCAGGAGCCGTCGTAATAGGCCGCTGTGCCCCCGCTCGTCACTGTGTCCAGGTGAACCTTCACATAGTTGCTTCCATCGCCTCCACTGTACTCCAGCGAAAGGAAATAGGCCGTATTGGGAACCATCTGAAATGTGTTGTCTGGGTCGAATGGGATATCTACCGATACCGCATCCGTAGTAAGATCGCTTACATCGAAATTTAATGATGCCGCATGGACTGTAGATCGGTCTGCTTTATATAGTTTCGCAACCAGATTGCCTGTGGGGCTGCCCGTCTTGGACAATACCGCCTTCACATTCAGGATGGGTATTGTCAATCCGGTAGTCCATAACTGCGTGGTGAAGGAGCCGCCGAATCGAGTATGGGCTGCGCTGTCCAGGGTGTCTGATGTGTCATCGGTCAGATCGGTATCGTCGAATTGAAAACCCGACTCACCGGAGCCATAGTCATAGGCTATCTTGAAATCGTGACCGTCCCAATACTTGATGTAACTGCCATCAAAAACCACGACATACCCACCGAAGGGAGCCACCATTGCCGGGGCCTCTGCTGTTCCTATATCGTTTAGATTCGCTCCCTCAAGTTCATAAATCTTGTAGTTCTCGTCCACCGCTATGACGCAGTGCTTCAGGGCCTGGTCTCCATGGTCGAAGGTAACGGAGTCGAACAGGTGCTCGTCAAAGTAGGTTCCCGAGATGTCCAGCAGTCCGTTGGAAATGTACTTAATGGCTGCTCCATCGTCTGCTCCGGGTGCAGTTACCTTTCTGAGGCCGGGCCTGGTGATTATTTTCCCCTCGTCGTTGTACATGATGTTCAGGCCCTCTACCAGTTCACCAATCTCAAGCTGTTTCGCTCCTACGGATTTATTGATTCCGAGGGGGAACCCATTGAAGGAAAGGGACTGTGCGCTGCTTCTGGGGTAAACAATTTTGGAGGTGGCAGAAGGCAATGGCATTACCGCCTCCTATTACGCATGACGGTCCTGATGGGTGTTCGGGCGCTCGTTACTCCTATTGCCTGGGCCTCTAACTCGTTGTAGAGTTGGGTTATATTGCTGATATCCTGCTCGTTACGAGCCGCCGCCATGGAGTCGATGAACGCGCCGATGGCGAGGTCGAACACGCCATTAAAGGGCATGGTGGTTCCCAACGCCAAGGTGGGCTGCTTGAAAAAGTAGAGACAAGAGAGCGTGTAGGCTGTATCGGGAACCGGCAACACGCCAACGGCGGTGTCTGTAAGGTAGTATTTCTGCGGCTCGGACTCGTCGCTGTTGACATAACTCACCCGCTCGGTACGCCTGCATGGTGTCAAAAAATTGTCGCTTATCCACACGCCAGTTTCATTGAGCTTAGATCCGGGCCACATGGCAACAAAGTCCGTCATGGTGTTAGCGCTAAAGAGGTAGGTTTCGGTGCCATCTACGAGCGTTATGGTCCCGGGTTTGGTTGCCGTTATATCCTTGCGATTGATTAGGATCTGTTGAACGTAATCGACACCTTTTTGACATATAGAAAGGAGTTCTGTATCTGCCCAGGTGGTTTTATCCGGGTCCATGTATCGAACCATCGTCGCATCAAGGACGTTCTGAACTGTCGCCACCTAGTCCTCCTCGTCTATGCACTGCTCGCACAGTTCCAGGTTATCAATTATCGTGAGCTTGTCCTTCGGGTATGCAAACCCGCATCGGTCGCAGACCACCGTAGAAGAGGTGGCTGCGTTCGTTGCTCCCCCGAGTTCAGCAATCTCGGTAACTGTGCTTGAGTATTTTTCTATCATCCGTTCAAAATAGAGGGAGGGGGGGGTAATGCTCCCCTCCCCTGTCTCATTTTTTAGGTGTCGGCTGCGGGATCAAGAATGCCGTTGGTGTTGGCCGCATTGGTTACAAAGTTCTGCGCCCCATAAATGCCAGCAAGGGCAATCGCCCCGGTCTGAGAGGTTTTTGAGCACCCCACATTGTTGTAAGTGGCAAGCCCTGTTGACCCAGCGTACATACTGATCGGAATAACCCCGGTTCCCACCGCTACGATGTTATTGCGATGGATCTTGCATCTAAGGGAAGCCGTGGTAAGCCCACCGACAACGAATGTTGCAGCATCGTTCTTCATGAGAATCTGAAAGTCGTTATCGACAATCCTTGCATCATCAGCGCCCACCAAGCATATCCAGTTACTAGCCCCTGCTCCCGCAGTGGTCTGTGTATGGTTGCAGTTTTTAATGGTGAGCCTGTCTGCTGCCGCAGTCGTGGTGAGAAATGCGAGACAGTTATACGATGAGCTTGACTCGTAGTAATCGACAGCATCTATGGTGCAATCTGTACCAGATACCGTGAAACAGCTCACAAGTTCGTCAACCCCGGCGGTGATAAGGATGTTCTGGAATTTTACACTCGCTGCCGTTACGCTGATAGTTGACGTTGTTGCCGTAAGCGTGAGAACGGGCCGGTTAAGACCATTCCCAAGACCGACAACAGTGATACCCGCGATATCCGCAACACAACCAGTTGCCGAAGCAATGGACTCTGCATGGCCGGGGGCAACAATGATCACATCGCCATTGGAGGCAGTACACTTGCCTATAGCGTAATCAATCGTTGCAAACGGGCGGGATGACTTCTTTCCGTGGTTGGCCGCATCTGCCGCATTCCCGTGCCCTGAATCAACGAACCAGTAATTGCCGGTAGTAACGGGAATCTGCCCCGAACCAATAAGGGGAACCCCGTAGCTAGTTGCTCCATTTGGAAAATCTGACATAATTGCCTCCTGCGGGACAATACCTCTATCTCAAGATAATGCCTGCGGGTATCTCACCCGCATTTACCCGTTTGTATCAAGAGGTGAGCCCTCATCAGGCTCACCCCCGAGTTGTTATGCTCCTGCGTTAAGAGCAATATTCATGGGGTCAACAGCACCCGCTCCGGTGAACCGAGCGGTTACCTTGAACCTTACGTCTCCGGTCTCGAAGTCACCCTCTCTCGCAAACGTTGGAGCCTTGCGGGAGAACCACACCATGCCTCTTGCCTCGTCCTTCTCGCCGATGTAGTACCGTGCGGTCGTGGAGGTGATGTACGGGGTAGTGAAGAACTTGAGCCCAGGCCGCGCCTTCTTGAGAGCATTGATCGCGTTGTTTGCGGTCTCGGGATTCATGATGGAGTTGAAAATCTCGGCCAGCTTCCACTCAAGTGCGGGGTTAGCCAGCACCCACTCTACACCACCCACGCGGTTAATCTTTTTGCCTCGGTGGTCGGTAAGAGCTTCGTATGCCTCGATGTCGTCTTGAAGGGAATCGAGCGACAGTGACGATGCGGTATAATCGTTGCTCCATGTGGTGCTGTCGAGTTTGGTGTGATCATCGTCAAAGATGTACTGGCCGTCTGCGGAGGTAAGGGTTGCTGCCCCGCTATTGAACCCGTCGTATGCCTGGCAGTTGATGGTCTCGGCTGCGGATACCCCGAGTTCCTTCATTCCGCCCTGCATCTTGCCATACAGGTCATCCTCTATGGCTTCGTCCGTGATGCGGAGCCCAAGGCCCCAGGTATCTACCACGAACTTCTTGGTGCCGCCCTGGATACGGGCATCATAGCCTATGCCGGTTCCTTCGGGCTTCTTCGCCATCTTGCCAAGGCCGCTCATGTAGGCGATTTCCTCGTAAGCCTTCTGCGTGGTCTTCGCCAGAATGAACTGTTTCCAATCCTCGCTGTACCTCTTGAACGAATCGGTAGCCACAAGGAACAGCCCCGGAACATATAGTTTATTGAATCTTGATCTGGATTCGGTTGCCATCTCTCATGTCCTCCTTAGATGCCGTCAGCCGCTGTGGCTGCGCCGTAGGCGGTCTCATGCAGTTTGACCAAGACCTCGCAGTCCGAGGCATATGCATTGCCCTGAATGGGAGCCAGGCCTAGTATCTGAACTGTTGCCGTTCCAGTACCGACCGCCGTGATGTAGGAACCCGAAAGGCCGGTGACCGTGCTTCCGGTGCCAACCACAACGTCGCAGCAACCCAGAACGTCCGTTGCTGCAAGAGCCGTGGCCGCATGATACCAGTGCATCACGTAGGTCTGGTCGGGATCGGTATTAACCAAGGCCTTGTATCCCGCCTTGGAAGCAGCGGCTGCGGGTGCGTAATTGGCTGGAAGCCCGTTCGCGTCGATGAGGCCAACGACTACCCCCACATTGTTAAGTGCTGTGGCCGTATGCTGCGCCACGCCTTCGGACGCTACGCTGATAGCGATATCGCCGATGTAGAGAGCCGATCCATTATCGGGGTCAATAACAAACTCCCGAATGGCATCGGATTTCTGAGGCCCATAGGGAAACAGGCCGTATTTTGCAGTTGCCATAATTTAATCTCCTTAGTCTGCTGGTGATGCTTCGACGCGGTTGCCACCCCAATCCGTCTCGATGGGATCGTCTCCCGGCGTTACCCCGTACCCGCCCGATGTGGTCACTTCCTCCAACCTGATGGGTCCGTCGGAGTTCTCCAGTTTCTTCTTGTTGTCCTCAAGCCTGTCCTGGGCCATCTTGACTGCTGCCATTTTCTTGGCCTCGTTGTATTTCTTCGGCTGGTAGAACAGGATGTGGCGGCTGTAGCCATTGCGCTCAACGCCTCCATGGATAGAGAAGAGCGAGGAGGAAAGGAACTCATGGTTGGTGCGGTTTACCGGAATCCACCCGTCGCGAACATAGGTACGGGCAACCCTTTCGTCTGTAACTTCAACCCAACAGTATGATCTTTCCTTTGCCTGCGGAGCCTGTTTCGGACCCTTTCTCAGGGCTTCCGGTAACTGGAACATTGACTTAAACTGTTCGTCGATGGTCACGGTGTCGGCTGCCCACGCTTCGGGTTCGTTCTTGGACTCCTCCATAAGTTGCCGTAGAAACAAATCGTCTCGGGACTGAGCCAAAATGACCTGTTCCGGTCTGTTCTCGGACGTTGTCGCATCCGGTGTCTTCTCGGGGATCAAACCCCCGGCCTTATTTTCTGCACCCTTCGGTACGTTCAATACGTCTTTGATAGCCATGAGTTACCCCCTGCCCTTGGACACGAACTTTGCGTAGTCTTCTTCCTTGAGGTCGTTCCTCTTACAGAACTCCTTCTGTTCCTTTGAGAGCACTACGGAAGCCCCGGTCTTTTTCTGTCCATCCACTGCACCCTGCGCCACCACTCTTTGCTTGCGAGTGACATCCGCTCTCTCAGCCTCAAGTTGTTTAATCTTGAGTTTCGCGTGAGCAGATTCCACGATGTCGTACATGACCTGTGGGGCAGTCGCTAGAATGTGGGCGGCCTCGTCCTGTGTGTAACGGGAATCTATGATTGCGCGAGCCTCCAAGAATAAGGGGCTCTTCGCGTCTCTTAACTCTGGAAAATCTCGATCAATCTTCTCTTCCACTCTCCGCTGCCTGGCCTGCGTCTCTTCGGAGATGGTGCGTGTCCTTACCGCCTCTCGCTCCTGATCCAGTTCTTTACGATGGCGGTCCTCCAGGATACGCTCACGCTCGCGAACCCACGCGTCCGGGTCGATTTCCCTTAGATGCTCAATCTTGGACAGTGCAACATCGTGCTCATCCTTGAGTTCGCGCCGCGTCGTCTTCTCGCGCTCCTTCTGGAGCTGTTCCTCTACGAACTTGCGTTGCCTCTCGGACTCTCGGAGGTTATAGGCAAGCGTAGCCTTGTCCTTGCGCTCCCGTTCCAAATCCTCATTGACTTGCGGTTTGGGCTCCTCCTCCTTCGGCTGTTTTTCCCTTGGCTGTTCTACCGGCTCCTGCGCGTGTTCCTCGGCAACAGGGATGTCCTCCTCGACCGATGCTTCTCCTGGGTCGGCCTTGGTGGTTACGTCAACTACTACTTCCTGTACTTCCTCGCCCATAAAGGCTCCTTTGAGATTTTCTCGGGGCAAATAAAAAGGCGGCAGTATGGGGTGTGGTCCCACACTAACCGCCTTGATACTTCTTGCGTTGACCTTAGCCCGTCGGCATCCGGTCAAGCCCCGGTTTGTTTAATCTATGGTTTCGCTCCTTGTGAAAATCGCTTTAAACATATCCATGAATACCGTTGCTCCCTTCTTCTTTTCAGTCTCCACCCGCTCTGGTTCCTTCAGGTAGGAGACAGGTAATCCCAGGATGGTCTCTAGCTCCACTATAAGGGCCGTGGTCGCTTCCATCCGAGTTAGCTTAGTCTCTGACTCATCCAATGTTCCAATGGGCTGTACCAGTATCTTGTGTAGAGTTTTGATATGCCCATCGAGACGCTTCCTTATGTCGTCCTGGTACTCCTTAAAATCTTCGTTCTGAATGAGGTCTGCTTTACTCAATCGAACCGTCCACTATGTTCTTAGCTATCTCGCGCCGCTTTGATGCCATGGCATCCTGGATCTCCTTCGGTCCAACCATATCCCTGTGCTGCAACGCAGCCTCCATCTTCATTCCGTGCTGTATTCCGTCTTTCACGATTCCTTTCTGTACCTGCTTCATGAGGTCGGGAATCATGGTCTGCTCTTTCATCTTGTCCTTCATCTGCGTTACAATCGTTCCATCCTGCGCGGCCTGCTGAAGTTCATTCATGTGCTGCTGCTGCGCCTTGCTCTGCATATACTGTTGCACGACCTGAATGATCTCTGGATTCTGAGTTGATACCTGGAGCAACATCATAAAGTTCTGATCAATATATTGCGCCGCGTTCTTCTTGTCGTAGGCAGTCAGAACGTCTTGGAACATCTGAACCTGATTGACAAACGGTAACTGGGCGGCGAGGGCCAAAAGTTCCTGGGCCTCGTACCTAGCCATCATCTGATTGTACGCGCTGTCGCTGATTCTAAGCGTGAAGTCATAATCTTGCTGAAGAGCGTCTATGTTAACCTTGCGGATTACATCGCCTCCGGGTAGCACCATGTCCACGTCGGTAGGCATGTACCAGGCGTAAAGAAGCATATCGAGTTTGATGATCTCTCCCAATTGCTCCTTGATGGGCTTGGCCTGGTAGGTGTGCTTGATCTGTGCTTCCTGCAGGATCATCCGCATACCCGCTGCGGTCCCGGCCCCCTGCCCCATAACCTGATCTTCCGCTCCTGACTGGTAGGAGGACAAGGCCACAAGCCGCTCAAGATAGGCTGTGATGAGGTTGATGAACTCGATGTAGAGGTTTGCCTTCACGCCCAACTGCGGGAACACGATGGAATTGGCATTGCCCACCACGGGATTGGCTCCACCGGGGGAGATGTCCAACTCGTCCTGTAGTCCCGCATCGGAACCGTAGAAGAACCACGGGTTGATCTGCACCGTGCCACTGTCTATCATCTGGTTTAAGCAATCGTTTATCGACCCGGTGAAATGGCGAATCTTCTGCACGATGCTCGTCCCGTTCTGTTTTCCGTAGTCGGGGAATATTATCAGTCGTTTTACGGGCTTACCTTCCAGCCCGTAATACACATCTCTAACATACTGTTTGCGTATGATGGTCTCGGAAGAACGGGCCAACGTAATGATGCACCAATCCCTACCCTCCCCAATGTCCCGCTTGTCGTAGAGGGTAAGTATCTCGATGTCTCCCCGCTCCTCAAGTTCTTCTGCTTTTGCCCCATCCCGGCTGCTTCCGATGGGGAGGGCATCGTTGCTGCGGGTAGAATTTCGGTCTTTCTTCAAGTCTTCGGTGATGTTGATATAGACTCCTCCATTATCAGTGCTCTGCGCCTCCAGGTCTTCGTATTTCACAAACTGCTGGCGAATCGTTGGGGTTTCATCCCAATCGGGACAGAGGTCAGGGCCGTACACCTCGTTGATGGAGGCGTACTCGTTTACCACCTTAAATATCCTCACGTCTTTCTGCTGGATCTCATCAACGTACTGCTGTGTTATGGGCAGCCTTGCTTGTGCGTAAAGGGGAAGCGTTTCCGCATCCAGGCGCTCACCCGAAATGGCATCAACTGTGACATTACCGACGAACCGTTGGCCCCGCTTCAGCTTCTTCTCTTCATAGCGGGGGAATATATACCCGGTTCCATCCAGAAGAACGTCATGCACCCACGCCGGGACAAAGGACTGCCACTTGATGTTGTGTGATAGTGCCCACTCCGCGAACTGCTCGACGGGCCTTGTGTACTGGACACCCTTCTCGCTATTGGCAATAACCTCTATGATGTCTCTATCTTTTCCGGCAACGGAGGCAACAAGGCGTGGTTCAAGATTATCGACTACGATGGCAGGTATCATCATTGAATAGTTGGCGCATCCGGGCCAGGGGAAGTTCTTGGTCGCACGGTAGCCATCATACTGCTTGCGGCTCTCGTCGGACTCCTCGATCTTCTTTTTCCGGTACTCCGAGGATTCATACTCAGCCATCAGGTTTCGGAAGTAGGTTACAAGCTTATCGCTGTCCTTCTTGTCCGGTTTATCGTCGATCACGTATTCCTCGTATGAAACATGCTCGGTATTATCTTTTATCACTCCTATCCTCCGTATCCTGTCATTGCTCGGGACCTATGGGGCTTCTTTCTCAGAGGCTTCTTGTTGTGCTTGGTGATTCCCACCAACTTGACCAGAACGTACTGAAGCGCGTCATGGATGTCGGCAAAGCGGTTCTTGTGGGGTTTTTCCGCGAACACTCCGTTCTGCACTTCTCGATACCCATACCCGCCAGCGAACCCCTGGATAAGACGGTTACAGGAAGGGTCTATCAAAAGATTGGCCTGTCCACGGGTTGTTCCGCTCAGTAGGGTAGAAACCGATTGGATGCGCGGCTCTATGTCGTTCGTAGACGAAGGACGAACGTCTATTCCAATTTCACGCATCATCTGAGCATTACAGGTCAGACCGCCGCCAGCCTGTGAAAACTTAAACTCTCCTGCGGGATCTCCCCAATCAATAAATGAAGCATCCGGGAAAATAGCGTTGCATTCCTTCTTCACGCGCCCCGCAAAGTCTATAATACCGCTCCGATCATCCCAAAACTCCCTCAGAACGTGAATTACTCCAGGCGTAGGCATGAAAACCGCTACACATGCAGGGTGATTGCCGGTATTGTCCCATCCACGATAGATAGTGAAACTCTTTCCGGGCCATACCAGGGACTCTTTTGCCACATGGAACCCGTGGGAAAACCCGCTGTACACATCCTTGCCCACCTTAGAGACACCAGGCTTGCCTTCAATATATCGTTCCACCCACTCGGGGTCATTCGCGTAGAATCTACGCATGTCAATGTAGTAGTTGGGGTCCAAATTCTGCTGGTTTTCACCGGGTCTCTGCCAAAAACCCTCACCATCCGGTAATCTTTGTTCGGGAGATCCATAAAATTCGGTGTAATCGGTCGATTCTATGTCTGGGGGGTTTGTGCTTTCTACTCCAAACTTACGTACAACCGGGTTTCCGTTCGGGTCTTTGGGCCAATCGCTTGCCCTTGGATACCTGCCGATCCTCTGCCTTAGAATGTTCTTGATGGAGTGGTGGACCTCTGAGGATTCGTCGATCCCATACCCCGTAAGCTCCAGGGACCGGAACTTATTTACGTCTTCGGGCCTATCGCACGACCTGAAAAGAATCTCTATTTCCAGGGGCTTGAATGCAGCAATCTTGAATACCTTCTCCTGCTTCTGAAACTTACCGAAATTGGTTGGATCGAACCACTCAAAGAGAGTCTTCATGGTGGTAGTCCATAACTGGTCATTCGTGTTTCTCAGGATGAGCCACCGCGTCTTCTTGATGCCGTACTTCGCATAGAGCATCTGCGGAAGAAAGTAACATATCTCCCACACCATTCCGGTGGATTTTCCCGAACCAGCGGGACCAACCAATGACCGAATCATGGCCTCGGAGGCGTGGAATTGCTCTATGGTGGGAGCCGGGTTGTAGTCTAGGTTTACCTGTTTCTCCCCCTTGCTCTCATACTCAATATCGTATTCGGCCTCGCCCACTATGCGCCCTTCTTCTTGTCTTCCATGCGCTTGCTGATGATGGTCTGTATTCCCTTGTAATCCTTGGTTTTGATTGATACATTCGTGGACACGTCAACTTGCTGCGTCTGCCTCCACCCGGATATGTTCTGCATGGCGAAAACCCCAAACCGACTATCAAAATCCTTTGTTAGGGCCAGGGTTGCCAGTTTCTCTCTCTGGATGTCTTTCGCGCACTCCAGTAACTCGCTGCACTTCCCCGGAAACTGCTTTGTCAGTATGGAGTAGTAACTAGAGGGCTTCCTATACCCACGGAAAGACAGACATTGCCCAAAGAACATCTTGGTACGGTCCATGTTGTCGAGGAACCGGATAAGAAATTCCAATTCGGCAATTACCTCCTCCTCGGTCCAAGGCTTCTTGAGGTCATGGTGGGGCGGCGGGTTCAGATCGGCGGCATTAACCCCTAGTTCTTTCTGGATGGTCTTTTTGCCAAGCGCACCAGGAGGCCTGCCTATGTGCTTTTTTTCTGCCATTAGTACTCCTTACTCACATCGTCCATGACGTTGTGCTTGTGCCAGCACCCATGAGCGAACACCCGCACCGCTGCCCATTTGAGCCACGACATGACATACCCCGCCTTATCCAGACGGCTCATTTCCTCGAACACTGCGTCGGCTTCCCTGCGGTTGGCTCCGGTAAGCTTTTTATACGTCATGCGGGAGATGTCCCAGGTCACGGAATCAGAGCGGTAAAGGTAGTCGTGGACAACGCCAGCCTCGGTCGAGGACTTGAAGAACACCGACTCCCCATCGCATACAAACCCCTTGGGCACGATGATGGTGCGCTTGAGATAGAACGAGTAGACCACGAAATCATCCAGGAGCCGTATGTACTTGGTCCCGGCTATCTCCTCGTATTTGAGGGGGGTCAGGAATTTGGCAGTCTGCTCGATGTGTGCCATTGCTACCGGCACCTCCATGCTCGCCGCCCGGAGCACTTGAAGCACTCCATGACTACTTCCATCCCTTAAACATGAGGAAATGGACCAGCTTGACGTACCATGCCGCTACGATCTGAGCCCCGACGGTCTCGCGATCCTTCTTGGTGAGCGGAATAACCGGCTGCCCCGCTTCCGCCTGTCCCTGCGAAATGCCTTCCTTGACCACGTTTTCGAGTGTGTCTTTTGTGCTCATTTTTTCACCTCCCGGTGAAGCCCATATTTTCGAGCGTTATTCCCTGCACGATTGACATGAGGCCCAGAAACTCCAGGCCGGTAAGCCCTACCAGCGTCATGTCCACCGCACTCTGTTCGCCGTCGTCCATCAGGATTATTGCCGCCTGAGTCCACCGACCGCCCTTGAGATCCTCGTCTGCCAGAAGCTCCTTGAGGACTTCTTCCACCGTCTGTGTGGGCTCGATCCTGGGAACAATGGAGACTACCTTCTCGGTCATAACTACCTCTTGTCTATGGCCCCGCGAATGTAGGCCACATCAGTCTTGACATCCCCAATGGCATCCTTGATTTCCTGAAAACATTTGTGGTGTTCGGCGCAAAATTCTGACGGTTGAGGCGCAGTCGCCGCCTTTCTCTTTGCCAGAGCCGCCGCCCCTCCCCATGTGACCCCCACGGATGAAAGCACCGTACCGATGAAAATGATCCCGTCTGAGATGTACTTGGGGTCGAGCGCCATTATGTGATTCCCTCCTCAAAGTGCGGATAATCTTTCTTTTTCCAGAAACCTCCCCATACAACGGAGGGGTCTACTTCCAGGGCGATCCTGCCCACTTCTTCGTAATCCGGTACGCTGTTCTTGTTGACATCTGCTTTGAGATTCCACGTTGCCTTCCCGTCGCCCCTCACCACGGCTATATCCACGGCTCGGCTGAAATCGTCACATAAGGACTCGTTATCTCGGTCTATGATGTGCTTTGATTTCATCGTCCAAGTGACTACCTACTGGTTTTCGGTGGCGGTTATTTCTGGGAGCCCCGCTATCGTGCGGAGTTGGTTTACTTCGGTGAGCGTCTTGCGACCCTGGGCAAACAATGCGGCCTGTTCGATTACGTCACGGGCTACATTCGTTACGATGATGTGAATGCCCCTGACTGCACATGCGGCAATCAGGCAATGCGTAAATTCCCGCATCTTGGGGGATAGGTCATTTATGCTTCTGCTTGCCATACCTATACTGTTGCACGGCATTGTATGTCGGTTTTCTTTACACTTTAATGCTACGGGTGTCAGTTTTCTTGACAGTTGGGGTTTTATGTGTCAGTATATTGACATGGTGACGAACGATCAGATCTCCTCCCACTACAAAACATACAAGCCCTTCATCCAATGGTTCTTCTACAAATCTGGAGCGTCCTTCAGGTCGGAAGAGATGGCAAACGACGTGTACGCCGCAATCGTGCGCAGTCAGGCCACCATCGATGACCTGAACAAGTACGCCTGGGGATGCGTCAGGAATAAACTCAAGATGCTCTACCGATCAGCCGACTACAAGGCAACCAAGTGTCAATATATCGACAATGGGGTACAAATCTCACAATCCTACGACATGGATGCCTTCTGCGAACTCATGGATAACAACCAACAGCCCTAATCACCCTCCACATTGAAAAAGCGATTAAATCTTGAAAAATTCTACGGGGAAGAAGCGTTGTTCTGAAACAGGTTTTGGGGAGAACAGAGAGGGGGAGTACAGGTACCGTACGTACAACGACCACCTTCCTGCGACGGGTGCCGGGTGGGGTCGAGCCATTAGGTGCGCCAGGTACTCTCTTACCATACTCTCATGCTGCCCAGATCATGCATGTACAGGCAGCATATGACTACTAGCATACACAGACAGCACTCATGTATACACTCATAACACATTGATATTACTAGGTGCGCCGATAATGTATAGTATGTTAAATACGTTACGATATTGTAACAGCATTGCATATCATTGATAACACTGGATATCATACATGATGGTGTGGCATATGGATCTGTTGCCCGGTTGGGTTATGTAAAATGGATTAGTGGGCTATGCGTTAGGTTAACACCGTTAAGGTAACACTGTTACTTTAACGAGAAGATGTATACTGGATTGCCTGCGCCAGTATAACTTTCTCTCACCTGTATACTTTCTATACACTCCAATTACGTTATTGTAATCATGCCCTCAGTGTTGCAATATTACCACTCACCATTTACCCATGGCCTCCTGATGTGTAGCTCCTATGGCCTCGGTGTCTACGGTGCTATGGATCTCCTCATGAGGTTTGTCTGTGCGGTAGTGGTAAAATGTAGACCTAGCTCACCATTGTCGATACCGTGGCGCATTGGTCTTGTCGTCGTTTGTCTCGCTGTCTCTGGGCCTCCGTGTCTGACTCCGGCCCTCTAGCTCGCCAGCACTCCTTGTTGGTAGAGATTGCCTAGAGAGGTGATCGGCCTCGCCCACTCGGCCTCACCTGCACTAAGGAAGAGTGCGTATCACAAAATATAGGGGTGTGCAAATGGGGTGTGGGGTGATGTGGTGGGTAGTATGTCGCATTATCTGATTGATGATCAGTTTTACTCGTGCGCTCGTATGTTTTTGACGTTTGGTGCGGATCGCGACTATGCCTGGTTGAGATGGTCTATGAATATGATGTAATATTAATTTGACCATATGGGTTGTGGTGGGTAGACGCAATCGTCCCCGATGCATTTTGTTTGTAGGTGTGGAGCCATTCTAGCGCGATTCGTAAATAAATATCATATTGCTATTGACAATGTCATTACTTGTCGATATTATATATACATGATCAAAACAGGAGGTAAGGAAATGACATTGAGAGAGATAGTTAATACTTACGGAGCAGAGGGTATTGTGATGATGGACGATGGTAATGGCTCGGGCGGCCCGTCGTACACAGAGTGGACCCCGGAAATTGACTATGCGTACGGGGACACCGAGATGCTGCCCGTTGTTGAGGGTAGCAATGATGCGCGGGAGATTAACGAGGCTGCCCGTAGCGTGACAGACGATCAGAGATACACGGCGCTGTATGTGTCTGAGTGGATCGAGGATGATGGTCGCAACGCTCCGTATCGGGCATCCAATCCGTACAGGTACAGGGTGATTTTCTAACCGTAGAAGGGTAAGGGGGTGTGACAATGCAGACATACCGGGTACAATTCAGCACACCGGGATTTAACCACCTGACAGGGTGTTGGATGCGGACACAGGCTACAGACCCACTCGATGCAGCACTGAGCATTTTGCGGCGTAACCATGTATTGCTCGCCCGTTGCGTGGGTAAGACCATGATCGCCCACGTTGCCGGGCCGAAAACTCCGGTATACCCTAACGGTATGCCGATGATGACTCACGGATATACCATAAAAGTTGGGGAGGAGGTCGCCCATGCCTAACAAACCAGTAAAAACCTCCAAACAGGAGGCGATCCGCTTTGGTGATGAGTTGCGAAACAAACTCAAGGCCGAAGCAGAGAAGGAAGGTCGGTCGTTTAGCGGGATGGTCAAAAGGATCTGTGAGTTGTATTTAGCAGGGCGCGATGCCGGGAAGGGGGAGTTAGAT